TACAAGAGGCAACTTCTTATGGAGGCACTCTTACTACTCTTACTGTAGGCGCACAGGAATACGCTCTTAATAAAGCAACAGACTGTATTTACAGAACAACTGCTGGAGGCTATAAAAACTGGCCCACTGGTATAGAAACAGTTAAGGTAGTGTATACTGCCGGATATAGTGCAGTACCTGCGGATCTTAAGTTGGCAGTACTTGATTTAATTACATACTATTTAAAAGACGAACACAAGTCTAGGCAGAGTATAGCCGGTGCTAGTATACAGAACCAAACTAGCTCTAGTCAGAGAGATAATGTTTCCTTTCCAGATCACATTAAGCGAGTCTTAGACTTGCATAAGAACTTTTAATGTCTCAAAAAGACCTAGATGCGCTAAAGACCACTATAACGAATATGATGGAGCAAGAGTCAGAAACGTTTCGTAGAATAAACTCTGATATAAAAGTACATCATTTCAAATGTTCAGAAGCAAGCGTCAAAGCCGAGTCTATGGCAGAGCTTCGAAAAAGAGAGGCAGTAGACTCAAATGGAAAGGTGTTAAAAAGTTTTGTTAAAATAATAGATACAGAAGTACCTAAAATGGTTAAGGCAATGTTTAGTGACATAAAACCTTTCTTTTCTACTAAGTGTGAAATAAAAAAAGCAGGTAATGCTAAATCGTTTACAGTAGTTTTAACGCCTATAAAACAAGGTACTAATGTTTATACTCTAATTAAGGATTTTAAAGGAAAACATCAAGCAACTATCATAGAAAAGATAATGAACAAAATAGATGTTTTAAATAAGCCCAATAAAAAAGGCAAAAGTAGGAAGATACAACAGCTTGATGAAACACAGAAACAATTTTTTAATACAGGGCATGAGGAGGGCGTATCGGTCGCAGAGCAGCGAGTAGCCGCTGCTCAAAGTGCGTTTTTCCAGTTCGGTACTTTATCTAGCTTGAAGGGATTTCCTGACCTATTTGAGGGTTTAGAGATTTTAGTTATGAAAGATAACTATGCTGATATGGATGAGATTCATGTATCTATAGAAAGTAGTAGGATGAATAAGTCAAAAGGCGCCAAAATAGAGCAGCCTATGGTTAAAAAGATGAAAGCAGACTTAGCAAAAGTATTAAGTAAGCTAAATTCTAAGTATTGGGTTGACTTAAAAGGGTCTGATTCTAAGCTAACAAAAATACGAAAAAAAGTATTAAAACCTTTTGTAAAACTTGCAACTGGTAATCCTAGTATTAGAACTAATATAAAAGTCAGTAAAATAGACGATTCAAATTCTAAATCTAAAAGAAGTAGGGCTAAAAAGAAAAAAGTTAGTTTACTACCTGTTTATATTGATAAATTAGTAAACAAAACAGGCCGTAAAAAGGCAACACATGAGCAAGCTCGTAGCCTGTATAGTTACGTAACTATTATTAATAAACAACTACCTGATGCAGTACGAAAAAATATGAACAGCCCCGCGCTAGAAAATAGAACAGGTAGATTCGCCAATAGTGTTAAACTGACGGACGCAATGATCACTCCTAAAGGCCACCCTAGTTTTGGGTACACTTACCAAACAGAGCCTTATGGTGTATTTGAAAAAGGTACCCCTGAGAGAGACCCTAGAAAACTTATAGATGCGTCTATAAGAGAGATAGCAGCAGATATGGCACTAGGAAGATTTTATACTAGGAGAATGTGATGGGAAAGGAAAGATTATATACTTCTCGTAGAGCTGGTATAACTAAAGCATTATCACAGCAGTTTGCCTTAATTGATGGAAGGGGTTTATACCATCAGGCAGTAGCTGAGACCAGCCCAAGACTAAAGTTTTGGGATGAAGTTGAAGAGTTCCCTGCAATTCACCTTAATGCGGGTAGTGAGACTAGAGAGTATCAAACAGCAGGCTACAAGGACAGGTTTTTAAACATAACAGTACGATGTTATGTAAATGAAGAGGATGCAGTATCTGCTCTTGATGAGTTATTAGAAGATGTAGAGACCGTAATAGAAGAGAATAACCGCTTAAAGTACCATGATAGAAACGGTCTAGAGCAGTTCACTCAACAGATCACAGTCATCAGTATTGATACTGATGAAGGTGTGTTAGACCCTTTAGGAGTAGGAGAAATACTAATAGAGGTTCGTTACTAAGAAAATGCGGGCACGAACAAACGTTCACGACCCAGTCTTTTCAAGTTCATAGGAGATAATCTATGGCACAACAATTATATTTTAGCCGTGACACGAGAATGTTTGTGCAATTTCGAAACCCGGCAGATAATACAGAAGCAGCTCTTAAGCTGGGAGCTGGAAAGCTTTGGGAAATACCAGTTCTTGACGGCTATAGCTTCTCTCAAACAACGAATACTTCGGAGATAACTCTTGCGGAGATGGAAAGCACGGTAGGTATAAGTCGACGAGGTCGTCGTGTGTTTACTGACTCTCTTGCTCCGGCAGAGTGGTCATGTTCTACTTATATTCGTCCTTTCAAGTCAAAAATTAACTCAGGAGGCGGGCTTACTACAGGTGCTGTTGCAGCATCTGATGCAGCAGAGGTACACGCGGTAGAGGAGGTATTCTGGGCATCTATGTTTGGCGCAGACACTTACACTACAGGCTCCGGTTTTACTCGAGCTAGTAACCCTGCAGCAAGTGCTGGTACTCATACTTCAGGGAATGTTATTACTCCTGCGGCTACTAAGACCACAATCAGTATAGGAGAGTCTAACCGATCTGCTATGACTGCCTTCACTATTTTCTTCATGATAGACACAGCCACCTCAAACCCTCTGGTATATAGGTTACCAGAAGCAGTTGTTAACGAAGCGAGTGTTGACTTTGATGTTGATGGTATTGCTACTATCTCATGGTCAGGTATGGCTAAAGAAGTTCAGGACATATCTGGAAAAGTTATTACAGGTACTACTCCTCCCGCTTCAAATGCTACTGGAGTTCTCGGACGTAAAGACGGAGCAGCCATAGCTCTAGGTGACCTATTTGTTGATACTGATAATGCCTTAGGACGACAAGTTAGCCTAGTTAGTGTTGTTCCTGGTGGGACTAATGTAGTTACCACTGTTCCAGCTATTGATGAAGCTACAACTAGTACTAAGAACTTTATTCGTAATCGATTGACTTCTGTAGGTATTGAAGCTGCTGAGGGGACCGATAAGATTTCAACAATCTTCCCCGGGGCTAATGCTGCAATTAGCGGTGTGGTCGTTGGTACAGATGTTATTAGTACTTCTACTGCTCATGGCTTTGCAACGGGAGACCAAGTATTCATCAATGGTGTATCTGGTACAGTAGAGCTTAATGGAACCCATAAGTTTGTAGGTGTAGTAAATACAACCTCATTTAAACTGTATGATACCGCTGCAAACGCGACTACAAACGGGGCTACTGGGCGGTTTAACTTAACAGCCTCTTGGACTTCGGGTGGAACGGTAGCTAATGGTAAGTATAATCTTGTACTTACAGGTGGAAGTTTCACACTTGGAAACAACATTACTTATCTGGTACCAGAAGAATTAGGAGCTATTAACAAGCCGCTTGAGCATGTTACTGGAAACAGAAGTGCTACAGGAGCTGCTACATGTTACTTAACTCTTGATGATGGAGACCTCTCTAACGGTACTTCTCGTCAGTTCTTTAACGATCTAGTAAGTACTGGAGCTATGAGTAAAACTGTAAACAAGTTTAAGGTAACGATGAGCGTAGGTGGAGCAGTCGCGGTAGGTAATAGTACTGACCCTGCACTGCAGATTATTTTCCCAACTGCACACATTGAAGTACCTACTCACTCTATTGAAGATGTAATATCTCTTGAGACTAACTTTCAGGCCCTTCCTACCAATTTTGGAACGGCGGACGAGGTATCCTCAATTACTTACTTCCCAGTAGATGACTACGCATAAAGGGACAAGGGGCTTCGGCCCCTTATTTCTTTCACCAACTTAAAAATACTTCTTGACATTTATTGTCTTATATCGTATAATTTACTTTTAAAATTTAGGATTTAATAATCATGGCTGACGCTACAACCACTAAAAAAGAACCCGTATCTCTAAAGAGTCTTATGACTCCAAGTAAGACAGTAAATATTCCTTACCCTGAGTATGAGGGGTTTAATTTGGATTTATGCCATCTTGCGCGAGAAGAGCTAGTAAAACTAAGAAAAAGGTGTCTTAGCAATAAGTGGAATAAAAAATCTAGACAGCCCGAAGAAATATTAGATGATGAAAAGTTTATTGTTGAGTACTGTAACGCGGTTATAAAAGGATGGGACGGTTTGAAATTTCGATACCTAGAAGAGCTTCTTTTGGTTGATGTTTCACAGTTCTCGCCTGATGATTGCTTACCTTATACAGCAGACAATGCCCAGTTGCTTATGAAAAATGCAACAGATTTTGACACCTGGGTAACTGAAATGGTAGGTGACTTAGAAAATTTTACGCAGAACAAGTAACTGAAGTAGATAAGTTACTTGAGCGTTATATAGAAGAGAAAGACTCTATAGATATAGAGAAGTATCTTTTAATCTGTGAACAGCTTGGTGAAGAACCAGACCCCAATAGAATGCCACTTGAGTCCTCAGTTTTTCCTGGGGAAGTTCAACTGGCATTTTTTATATACGACAAGCTATCTGATAAGTGGGATGGTATGAGTGGTAGTTACATGGGGAAAAACTGGACAGAAGTAGCTTATGTGTTCGACTTGTATGATATAGACGATGAAAAAGAAGTATTTTTCTTTATGCAACGATATGATATGTTTGTCATGAAGAGTAGATTCGAGGAAAGCGAAAGAAAACGCAAGCAAAAAGAGCGTAAAAGCGGTGGAGGTAAAACTTACACCCATAATGTACAGGGCTAATGGCAGATAAAATACAGGTTGATGTAGAAGTCAATGACAAGGGCAGTACGAAAAAGGCAGCCCTGAATTCCAAAAAGCTAGGGGAAGGCTTAGAAAGGACTGCTAAAGGTGCTCGGACTGCTGACCGTAATCTTAAGGGGGCTGCTCAGGCTTCCGCTAATGGTACTAAAAACTTCGCAAAAATGTCACAAGGTATTAGTGGTGGCATTGTTCCTGCTTACGCGGTTCTTGCCGCAAACGTATTTGCTATTTCAGCTGCTTTTAACTTTCTCAAGAAAGCAGCAGATTTAAGTGCACTACAAGCAAGCCAAGGAGACTATGCAAAAAGCACAGGTTTAGCACTTGAATCCGTTACCAACAGGCTGAGAGACGCAAGTAATGGTATGCTAGGCTTTAAAGAAGCAGCCGAAGCAGCCGCTATTGGTTCCGCGAAAGGGTTTAGCTCTGCACAGTTAGAAGACTTGGCTGTAGGTGCAACTAAAGTATCTAAAGCTTTAGGTAGAGATTTCACTGATTCTTTTGACAGGCTAGTACGTGGTATATCAAAAGCTGAACCCGAGCTTCTTGACGAACTAGGTATCACTTTAAGACTAGAGAAGGCAACAACAGACTATGCCACCTCTATAGGCAAGAATGTTAAAGCTTTAACAGACCAGGAACGAAGCCAGGCGGTTTTAGTCGCAGTACAAAAGCAACTAAATGATCAGTTTGGGGAGGTAGAAGGAGCAGCTAACCCTTTTACTAAGCTGGCTAAAACTTTTGAAGATATAACTAAGACAATCACAGAGTTTTTTCTACCTGCTTTTTCAAGTATAGCTAGTATGATATCCAATAATGCAGGTGTAGCTTTTGCCTTCTTTGCAATTCTAGCTGCCGGTATAATTAAGTCTATGCCAGGATTTGATGGTTTAGCGGGTAAGATTACTGACTTTGCAGATGATTCAGAATTAGCAATGATGCAAGCAGAGGAAGACTTAGGCGGGTACCGAGATGCCCTAGATGCTACAATAGAGAAAATGAAGGAAGCTGCGGAAGCTGATAAAACTGGTTACGCGTCTGCTAAGGGGGATGCACAAGGTGACGTAGAGGGGTTAAAGGCGAGGAAAGGCTCAGGTTTAGAAAAACTTCAAGGCGGAGAAGACGTAAGTAGTAGACAGCTGTCCGCTATGATAAAATCTGCTAAAGCAGGCACGGGCGAATATAAAAACCTTACTGATGAGAGAAGAGAGCATCTAATATCTAGTCTTGAAGATATGGAAAAAGCTGCTGAAAAAATGGAAGGTTCTACCATTTCAGCTGCACAAAAAGCTACTATTGGTATGAAAAAGTTGGGTATAAAGATAAGAACAGGCCCTGCTAGAGCAATGATTTATTTTAGAAAAGTTGGAGCTAACGCGATGAGAGTTGTAGGAAGAGCAGCTGCCCTCGCCGGAAAAGCTATTAATCTTGCTATGAAGTTTGGAGGCGTTATCGCGGTGATCACTGCCATAACATCATCACTAAAAGCTTTAATGGATTCTCCTGCCACATTTGTAAATAACATTTACGATATGGCAGGTTCAGTTTTACAGACTATAAATCAGCTGGTTACAGGTATGGTTGAAGGACTACTGGGCGGCTATAATTGGATACGGAGTAAGCTGGGCTTGGAGGATGTAGAGTTTGAAGTACCTCTTGTATTTAATGAGGAAAATCTTGCAAAGTGGAAGACTGCTCTTAATGACACATCTGGGATGAAATTTTTGCAAGGAGTGGAGGACAAGGCCACAAATAGATCAACCTTTTTAGAGACTTTAGAGAAGATAACAGATGTAGCTAAAGACGTCAATAAAGAACTTGCAAAAATCAACGAAGGAATCACTAAGGAGGGAGTTACTAACGTACAGGCCTCTTTAAAGAGGATGACCGCAATAAACAGTGTAGGCATATCTAGTATGGTGAAAGCGGCTCAGCGGGACTCTGTAAAGGTTGACGGGACCTTCGACCCTGTAAAATACAAGAAAGCTACTGATGCGATTGTAAAAGAACTAGGGCCTAATCTTAAAGAGCTCAGCCCTGTTATATATGACGCATTGTTTAAAAGTTTTGACGAAGGGTTTAAAGCTATAGAAGACGAGGAGAAGTTTGCAAATAAGTTTGTTAACCTAACAAAGAAAGCAAAAGATGATATAGACAATATAACTAAGTCTTTAGGAGGGGGTGACCTATACAATTTATTAGGGAGTCTTGAGCCTATGACGAAGACTGTAACCCTTCTTGACGAGATGACGGTAGGTACGAACCTAGTTACTGATGCTGTAGCAAACTTAGATGAGGCCTTAAAAGGGCAGGGAGGTATAGACAAGTTCAGAACAGACTTAGAAAACCTTATAGCTGCTAAACAAAACGTAAAATTAGATACTATTGATTTAGGCAATGATAAAAGAGATGCCGGGAGAGCGCCTGCTATTGTAGCAGCGCAGATGAAGTTGCGAATAGACTTTGAAGAGAAATTGATCGCTTTACGTACTTTAAATAATACGCTACAAGAGCAACGTATGACGCTGACGTCGCTGGAAACTGATCTTTCTAAAAATACAGATTCAGGCGCCATCGAAAAACTTAACGGCGAAATTGAAGTCACAAAGGCTAAAATTGCGGTTCAGAAGGCGGGGAATGCCCAAGCTAAAAAAGACATGACAGCCATAGGGCAGGTAGGAGATGTATTAGGAGAATCCTTGTCTAATAACTTAGCAAGTGCTTTTGATGCTATAGTTCAAGGAACTAAGAGTGCGAAAGAAGCTTTTAAAGACATGGCAATGGGAATTCTTAAGTCTTTAGCACAAATCATAACAAAACTACTTGTTGTTAAGCTTTTAGAAACTGCTTTAGGAGGCAGTACTTTTGGTGACTTTATAGGAATAACCGGAAAGAAAGACGGCGGAGTAATGTCAAACGGAGTAGAGAAACTGCGATACGGTGGCGTAGCTAAAAGTAAAAACTACTCCTCAGGCGGGGTCGCTACTGGTAGAGACGCAGGCTATCCTGCAATACTTCACGGAACAGAGGCAGTAGTACCTCTTCCTAATAATAGGTCTATACCTGTCGACTTAGGGGGTCAGGCTGGTCAGAATAACATGGTAACTGTAAACGTTTCTATGGATGGTCAGGGTGGTGCAAAGCAGGAGACTTCTTCAAACGGTGAGCAATCAAAACGGCTTGGAGAGATGGTCGCTGCCGCAGTGCAAGAAGAATTACAGTATCAAAAGAGATCAGGTGGTATACTGAATCCGTACGGAGTAGCATAATGTCATTAGGTTTCACAGTACCAGCTATAACTAGTTCAAAAGTTCTGCCCGATAAAAACGTATCTAGGTCTTCTACTCCTGCAGTAAGAACCGCACAGTTTGGAGATGGGTATCAACAAAGAGTTGCAGATGGGCTGAACTCCATAGCAGAGACTTACTCTGTTGGTTTCGCAAACAGAGGGAAGGCTGCAGCAGATGATATTATTTCTTTTTTCACCGCTAATAAAGGAGTAACTTCTTTTAATTTTACACTGCCAGATACTAATTCCACTAGTAGTGCCACTGCAGTCACTACTGGAGCTCCCGGCTCTACTACTACGATATCTTTAACTTCTTCGACAAATAACTTAGATATAACTCCCGGAGCTACTGTACTTGGTCAATCCGTAACTGTAGTTAGTATTTCTGGTACTACTCTTGAGCTAAGCGGAGCAAAAGCTTTTAATTCAGGTACGGCTTTAAGCTTTATCAACCCCAATGAGAAAACAGTAAAAGTAGTATGTGCTACTTGGCAACAAACATACACAGAGTTACTAGGCTCGAGTGTTACTGCAACCTTTAATAGAGTTTATGAACCATGACAAACCTAATAGTATCCGACTCCCAAGACTTAGAAATTGCAAGTCCTTTAATTGAGCTATTTGAGATGACAATAGGTACTGGAAGTAATAATGTACTGTATTTTCATGCGGCTAAAGATTTGGATGCAGCTACTGCTAACAAAGACATAATATTTGATGGCAATACCTATACTACTTTGCCTATAGAACTAGATGATATAGAGAAAAAAACAGGCGGTGCAATGAATCGCCCCACCCTTACTATTGCTAATGTTGAAAGTATACTTAAAACAGGAAGTGCCTTCAAAACTCAGATGGAAGATGGAACTTGGGATGGTACAGTAGATGACGAACTCGTATCTGCTTCTGGCTTTACTTTAGACGATCTAATAGGGCAAAGGCTAACAAGAAGAAGAACTTTAGAGAAATATACAGGGAGTGGCGTTACCGCTGTAGAGTTTGATACAGAAACTTTTATAATTGATAGAGTCGCGTCTAAGAATCCTATTTTTGTTTCGCTAGAACTTGCCTCTCCCGCAGACATCGGAGGAATACGAGTACCAAATAGGCAAGTTATAGGAAAATACTGTCCCTGGGTCTATCAAGGAGCAGAGGATTCAGTAACACAAAGTGCCTGCAGTTGGGCACTAAATAATCAATACACCAAAAGCGGTTTAGGCTATAGCTTTTATTTTACCTTTGATGACGAGCCTCTGGTACTCGCTAGTTATTTTCCCTCAAACTCTACAAACGCTATGTGGAAGGCCGTTTATGCAGCAGGAGTTACTTATGTAGCAGGGGAATATGTATCTTCTACAACTGATTATTTCGCGACTGTAAGTGGTGCAGTTAATAGCTCAGTTAATGTCGTACTAGCTCCAAATAATACAAATACTAACATAGAGCTTGGTTTTATAGTCTCCGGGACAGGCGTCCCTAGTAATGTAACTGTAGTACAGACTTCTGGTACTTACGTTAAGCTAAGTAGTGCCCAAAGCATAGCAAGCGGAGTCCAACTAAAGTTCAGCAGCCCCAACTTTATATATCGTGCAGAAGGTACAGTCCAAGGAGTAACACCTAGCTCACAAAACCCAAAGTGGCAGCTAGTTAGAACTTATACTGAATGGTCAACTAGTACTGCCTACACACTACACTCTATTGACGCACGCCAAAATCCTTATGTAAAACGTGGTAATACTATCTGGAGAGCAATAGCACCCAGCACAAATATAGAACCTGCTACTAATACTAGAGTATGGGTACGCGGAGATGCTTGCGGTAAGCTACTTAATTCTTGTAAGATAAGGTACCAAGGCCAGCCAAAAATAGAAGGATCTGCTTACGACGTAGATGGTGTACCCCATTCAGAGACTGATAGTACCATCGGCTTACCTTTTGGAGGCTTTCCAGGGAGTAAAAAGTTTAGATAATGTTTGATGATATACAGCAACATTTTGCAGACGAGTACCCTCGAGAGGGATGTGGTGTTATAGCGATAGTGAAAGGCAAAAAAAGATGGTTTCCTTGTACCAATATTGCAGAAGACGAAGAAGACTTTATAATAGATTCTCAAGAGTATCTTAAGTTAAAAAGAACAACAGATATAGTAGCAATTGTACACAGCCATCCAGATGCTTCGGCAGAGCCAAGTGACGCAGATACAAAATATTGTAATGCTTTAGGCGTACCATATCATATCTACAGCTATCCGGATATGGAGTTAAATATAGTTGAGCCTATAAAAAGCGTAATTGACCTATATGGAAGAGAGTACGAGTTCGGAGTAAGAGATTGTTTTGAAGCCACCCGTGACTACTTAGCGCACAGGAATATTAACATACCTACTAGAGCGCCTTTTGAAGACGACTGGTGGGAGAAGGGTATAGAGTATTTTACCCCCGAATTAATAATAGAATGGAACCATGTACCTGTACCTTTATCAGAGCTACGGGAAAACGATGTTCTAGTATTTAATGTAAAAGCATCGGTTGGGAACCATTGTGGCGTGTATGTCGGCAATGACTGTTTTTACCACCATGCAGTAAACAGGCTTTCCTGTAGAGAGAGCCTATACCCTTTGTGGTGCAAATATTTAGAAGGAGCTTATCGATATGATGCGTAATGTGTATTTAGAAGGAGAAATGGGAGAAAGGTTTGGGACAGGTTTTCAAGTGAATGCCCCTAAAGTGTCGGATGTACTAAGGTGCATAGAGTGCAATCATCCTTCTTTTAAGCAGTACTTAATTAAATGTCACGAAGAAAGTGTAGGTTTCGAGATTGATGTAGCAAACAGTAAAATAGACTATACTGAAGAGCTTTTAATGAATTTAAAAGAAGGAGACGTAACTATTACTCCTCTACCCGCAGGCTCAAAATCTGGGGGTGGAAAAATACTTGCAGCAATCGCACTAATTGCCCTTGCTGTAGCTATGCCTGCCATAATAACAGCGATGAATCCGGGGGCGATCATGGCAGGATCAGGAATATCCGGAGCCCAGGTGGGGGGTATGGCAGGATTTATGGCAAGTAATGTAGGCACCATTCAATTAGGACTTGGAGCTCTTGCTGTAAACTTAGGTATGACGGGGATTATGCAAATGATGGCACCCGACCCTGCTGTTGATGGAGACCAAGAGCAAAACTATCTTTTCAATGGAAACCAGCAAAACATAGTAGAAGGAGATCCTATTCCTGTTTTATACGGAAAATTACGTGTGCCTGGACAGCCAGTTAACTTTGAGGTTGCAGGAGTTCAAAGTAACGTATATAGAACTGCATATATGACTAGAGACGGGGCGTCTCAAACAGGGAGCGCGTAATGCCATTAAAATCAATTAGTGCACTAGACAGACGAGTATTTTCCGCCCAGAACGATGTATTGGGCAACACTGTCGGTGTTTCAACAGAGCAAACCATACTTGTAACTGATATAATCTCAGAAGGGCCTATAGGAGGTCTGGTGAATGGAACTGCAAGTGTATTTTTAAATAATGATCCGATAGATTCAGATGATGAGGCCGTTTATAGTAATGCTGTTACTGAAGTTACCCTTACTGCAGGAAGTAAAACTGCTACTGTTACGAAAAATGGCCAAGAGTTTACTCCAACCCTAGGAGACGAGGGAACTCGTTTTTTATTAGTTTATGACGCAACTTCTACCAATGTAAAACTAACCTCGTTTAACCGTCCTGAAGCTTTGGCTGGCGTATGGTCAGGTAGTATTACAAGACTAAGCGGGTTTAGCTTTGATAGTTCTTTTAACACAGACAACCAGAGCTTAAAAGCTGCGCATGGAAAAAGACTTTTTAACTTTCGTAGCTCTGGGGGCTTAAGCTTTTTTAATATAACCTGCAATACTACTGATATAGCTGCTCAAACGGCGGCCCTGATGTATCCTGCAACGGGAGGGGCCGTATTTCAAGAATCGGACCTAACTACAGATGCAAGTAACCCTGTAATTAATACTTTAACTTCTGACCTATTTCTAGAAATAGAGTCTGTAGGAACGGATTCAGTTAATCTTAAAAACAACTCTTCTATATCAGGAACTTTTAAGTTTTTGCT